TAAAGGTGAACAACAGCAATTTTATATAATTCGGAAAGAACAATTCTTTGAATACGTTCAATAGTGCGGGCAAATCTAATATCTTCGGCCGCTAATGTAGCTTTACCATCAGTATTTTCATCGTACCCTAAAAATGCCTTAGGGATCTTAAGAGCAGCAAATAATTTATCTCTAAGATATTCAACATCTTGGATTCCATCATATTGTAAACCAGGAGTTGTTTCAATTTTTGTAGAAGATTCACCACCTCTAACTGGGAGGTAAAAATCCTCTAACATGTTCTGCATGTTATATTTTAAGTTATAATCTCCTGTGTTTTGGTCAACATATGGAGTACGCTTCATTTGGGTAATAGTTTTCTGCATAAAGTTTTCTACCTCAGCAGGAGGAATATTACCAATATCTACATAAAATATTCTTTTTTCGGGAGCACGGACTATCCTATGAACTAACATAGCATCTTCCATAAGAATATATTGTTTAAATAATTTACGGGCAGGTTCTACATAACTCCTGCCATATGGGAGATAATTAACATCAGAAAGCAATCTAAAATGAGCAATCTCATAATTATCAAAATAAATAGCTCTTGAATTCTTAGAGTTACCACCTGAACTTTGGATTCCTCCAAAATATCCACCATACTCCCCTCCACCACTTAAACCGTCAGGATCAAATTTAAATTTAACTTCTACTTGACTATTATTATGTTCACTGATTTTTTCTTCTCTAATAATATTATAAGCAGTATAAGGGATTACATTATAAACACCAAATTTTTCTGCTATTTCAAGTTTTAAGAAAAAATCACCATATTTACACATTTGGCGAATCCACATCCACAGATTAAACTCAATATTTAAAACATCATAGAATAAATTATAAAGAATCTTTTGTAACGTTTCATCAGAGGATTTAATTTGAAGTACTTCACCCATATCATTTTTGAGGGTGGATTCATCACACAATATGTCAAGAGCAGAAGCGATGATAGCATCAGTATCCATCGCTTCATAATCAGAATATAATTGTGTTCTTAATGTTTGGTAATTAAGAGCAGGGTTATAAACAGGCATTTGATTAGTAGTGTACAATCTATTGTACCTATCAATCATTGAATTAGTTTCAACTTGTCCTGTTTGTTGATA